TATACTTTTCTGCTTTCATGGGTCGTAAGCATCATAAATTTTCTTACAACATTTTTTATGACCTATGTCTTCAATCTAACAGTGTTGGCAACATTAGCCTCACCAGCTTTAACATATGTACTCTATGATTCTTACTTAAGTACTGTTCGGCGTAATGCCGCAGTGCGTTGGTTAAGAGCATTAATTAACTACAGTGTTGATACAAAGGATGGTGATTGGAATGAGTTGTTAGCATATTTTCAAAATTCTCCTTGGCATGATCAATATAGTCAAGTGATGGGCATTGTTAGTGGCGGTCTGCGTCCACTCAGTGTCATCCCTATGGCTTATAGGGCATTCATTGCAGCATTATTTAGTTCTGCGAGCTGGGTAAGACCACGAAGTAACTTTGATGTTTTCATAGTTGCGCTTTTTGGTGGGATCTTATTTGGAACTTACGGAATTTGTTTTGGTGCAGTTGCCGCATTTTGTTGCAGTTCAAACCACCGCAACGTTCGTGACGCCATGAATTTTTTGTTGGATATTGAACCAGCGGATATTGTTGCTGGCTATGTCTTCTTTAAGATATGCCGTAAATTTTTCGCTGCTGTTGGACTTTCGGAGGATGAACATAAGCTAGAAGTGTTAGAGTCAACAATTTCTCCTAAAGAAGGAACTTTGTATACAAGACTTTCTAAGTTAGCTGACTTCATAGTGGCATCAAGTACGTCAGTCGTGATGGCTACGAGTTTGGTTTTAGGACTTGACCGTTCATTGCGTCATCTTGGTGTCTCCCCGATGTCTGACAAACAAAAACGTATCCTTATTGTTACGTTTACTTTTATCATCTTTGTTGCCAAAGATACTAAAAAACTTTCAATGATCGTTGAGGCGCCCACTGAAAAGAAGGAAAAGAAATCCGGCTTTTCATTGTGGAGTTCTCCGACCAAATCTGAGAGCCCCAGTTCTAGTAAAGCTAGTCCCTTTGGGTTTGATCCTGAAGCTTATAAACAAAAGTATCAGAATCCCCATAAAGAAGCTAAGGCCTGGGGTGATTATCTCAAATCGTGGGTTAATTCAACTAGTGGTAGTTTACCAAAAGAAGGAAAACCTACGCGAAAGTTTCGTAATGGCAATAAAGTTGTTTACGCTGAAGAACCAGAGAATGTTCCGGATGGGTTTTATGAAGTAACCCCTGGACTTAAACTGGAAGGCGGTGGAGGTAAAGGCAAAAATAAGGGTGCCGGTAGAGGAGCTATTAAAGTCTCACTCAAAGCGGGCAAAAAAGTCCATAAAGGCAAGAAAAATTCTCTAATCTATTATATAGATGAGGAAGAAGAAGCCGATCCAAGGGACCTTCGTGTTCATTATTTCGATGATTATGATAAAGTCGAAATAGAGCTCGATGATGTTCCCACTGGTAATGGCTATAGTCTTGATACTGTTGATGAGTTCGATTATGAAGATGGTGATATAAGAGCCACCATACGAAACATTAGAACAGGCAAGATCTATAAAGCTCGCATTGAGTATGAACCCGATCCTGCAGAGGATTACGGTTACGACTATGGCGTTGGCGGTAACTGGTATGAGTCCGCCTCTGCTGGGTACATTCGTGAAACTTTACGTCGTGCTCAGTTAGAAAGCCAAGTTGGTAACGTTCCAAGAGTTAGTGATATGTTATCCTTCATTGAAAAACGAGCGCTTTCTGATAAACAGAAATTCGTCCCACAGTCTGAAGGAAAACAGACTCTTGTGAAGGTGGAATCTAAACAACCACCTGATTCTAAAGGAAAAGGGAAACAGAAGAAGAAGAAGCAAGCTGGTAAACGTCTTGAATCTGTCGTCGGCAACCCTTCTATTGATACAAACTTTATTAAAGTTTGTGAAGTAGTTGTTGAGTCTGATGGCAAAGACGTTGTAAATGGTGTTGCAACCCTTCTGCATGCGTCAAATCAAGTAGTCTTTTTGACTGCCCGACATGTTGTTGATGCTCAAACAAAAGTTCGTGTGAAATTCGCCGAGCGTGTGTTTGAAGCTGAAGCTATCAAATATGTCGGCAAGCTTGACGTTGCTTATATCTGGTGTAAAATACCACCAGATTTTGATCGTAAGCACTTTAAGTATCGGTTTAAGACTGGTCTTTGTGTTAATGTATCAAAGGGTTACATTGCCCTACCTGGCGGTCGTGTCGTTGGCGTAAATCTGCATTCAAGTGGAAGTCACAATGGCGATACAACCGTTGGTTGTTCAGGGGCCCCGGTTATTGCCGTTAAAGATGACAACGGTAATTTTGCTATCGTTGGTGTTCATGTTGCAGGTGGAACAAATGCTAATAGGTTTGTTCCCTTTGACGCCAACTTCTTCTCTTTCCCGGAGAATTCTTTTTTGTTCGAGGGCATGGTTTCGAAAGAAGTCAGAGCCCTTCGTACAAATTAGTTTGTCCCCTACTGCAACGATCTCATGCATTCTACCGAGGGATGCCCACAGTCGGTAGAATTAAGAGATTTAATAAGGCATCCAACAAGAGAAGGTTGAATATCGATCTTGTCAATTGGTGTGAACAAAACAATGTGGAATTACCCACAGGTTATGGTTTAGCCAATTGTTCAGGTTCCGGTATAGTAGTCGCTGGCACGCAAAAGTATTTCAAGTCAAGACAGTACCACGTTGAGGAGGCTATGTTCAATAAAATAAAGAACTGGCTTCTTCTCGCGATACCTATTCCAACCATTGGCCCAATGTCTTTTGATGATGTCGTTAGTTATATGCCTATGAATACTTCTCCAGGTTTTCCTTTTTCAAAGAAATTTAAGGCAAAACGTGATATGCCCGATGAGTTAATCATCGATGAGATCATGAGTTGTCTTGATTGTGTACCAAGTAGTTCATTATTTGGTGCTTTTAACAAGGAAGAAATCAGGGAGTTTATTAAAGGTAAACTTAAAGACACTAGACAGATCAATGGTGGATCTTTGAAACATTACTCGCTTGGCCGACTTATTTTTGGTTGGCTTCATGAGTATTTTGTTACTCATTGGCGTGATCTACCTTTTGCTGTCGGCTACAATGCCTACAGAGACTATCATGATATTATGGCACCGTTTGCACGTGAGGAATTTGTATTCTGTCTTGATCAATCAAAGCAGGATGCAGGTTTTCTTGCCCGAATGATGTTCCATATTTATGACCTTTGGAGACTGATGTTGAACCGCCCTAAGGACGACCAATTTAACTGTTTTGTCTATGATGAGATTTTTTCTCTTATTTTGGTAAATGACATTATTGTTAGGACTTTTGGCGGGAATAAATCTGGTTCTCCAAGCACACTCTATTCGAACTGTTTTCAATCATTGTTCTGTGTTACTGCAGCTTATATAAAAGCTGGGTACGATTACGATAAATGGTATGATGATGTATTCGTTCGTAAGGTCGTCTCCATTTGTGGGGATGATGTTCTTATGGGCTCGAGTACTCTCACACGCGAACAAATTCGTGAAGGGTATGAAGTCTTTGGGGCCCAACTTTCTCTTATCAAGCGCCCCTTCCTTGAGATTGAGTTTTGTGCTAGTAGGCCTGCGATGTATCTTGGCCGAATTGTAAGAACTCCCCTCGATCCTCTTCGATTGCTTGCTTCTGCAGTTTATAAATCCTCGAACAATCCAGTTGTGGTTTTATCACAAGTGGCTAGTTTTAGGATCAATTGTGTTTTTATGCCATATTGGTTTGATTTATTCACTGATATGGCGTTTTTCATCAAAGAACTGCATGACTGGCGATTAAAGGGTGATCGTGAGTGGGAATCTGCTAAATGCCAGATTATGTCGAAGCACCACATTTTGCGTATGCATTTGGGGTTTGAATGATAGAAGGGTTTCTTTTGTAATTCAATCCCCTTTTAAAATTGTTCAAATGCTTTCACGAAAACAATTTCTCGATAAACACCGCGT